AACCACCACCAAGGACTCAATTATCCGCCTTGATGGTCTTGATGACGTGGAGGCCGAGGCGAAAGCAAAAGAGATTGACGATCAACAGAAAATAAATATGCCAGTGCCTAAAATAATGCCGAATCCAATAAAGGCGGTCTAAATGTACCCTACAGAAGTAGAACTCAACGAAAAGAACATTCAAAAGTTGATGGATACCCTCAAGCGAGCGTACAAGGAGGCAGAGGATGAAATACTCAACGCCACATCCTACGGCGTGTACCAACGCAGAGCAATTCAAACAAACATCAAAAAAATACTTACCAACTTAGGCGAAGACGTACAAACATGGCTTGACGAAGAGATTCCCAACTACTACAGGGCCGGGGCAAGTGATGCAGTTGAACAATTGCAGTTTGTAGGGGCTGACATAGCCGTAGCCAAGAACTTTAACCTTATTAACAAAGAGGCCATCGCTGCCCTAGTGGATGACGCTTCCCGTTCTTTTGGTGATGCACTCACAACTTTGAATAGATCGGCCAATGGGATACTTAGCCGTGCCGCCAAAGAAGAAATAACCCAACGCCTCGCAATCGGTAGGATTGTTGGAGCAAACCGCCAAGACGTAGTAAAAAGAGTAAAGGCAGTGTTGCGAGAGGATGGCATATCGGCTCTTGTGGACAAGTCTGGACGGCGGTGGGAGCTTGATACTTACGCTGATATGCTAGTACGAACAAAAGCCGTTGAGGCGCGAAATAGAGGGTTAGCAAATCGTATGGTTGAGAATGGATATGATCTGGTACAGGTTAGTAGTCATAGCTCAAAGCATCAAGAGTGTGCAGTGTGGGAGGGAAAAATCCTATCACTCACGGGGCAAACCAAGGGCTACCCCACTGTAGCCGACGCAGAAGCCGCGGGTCTTTTTCATCCAAACTGCAAGCACGCAATCAATGTCATCACCCTCGGACTCGCAGAACAAACTCGAGCGTACAATTCACAGACAAAGCAGTATGAGAACGCCTACGGCTTGACACCATAGCCCAAACCAGTAGAACCGAACTCAGTACATAACTTACGTCTCAGACGCCCAACGTCGTAAAATATTGGGAGAGGTAAATAAAATGGCTGAAGATCCAGCAAACCCTATACCACCAGTAGACCCAAAAGTTCCGCCAGTGGTTGATTTAACAAAGTTGACTGATGAAGAATTCGCGAAAGTCTTTGACGATCAACGATTATTCAATCATCCACGCTTCAAACAACTGAACGAAAAAGGCAAAAAAGCCGATCAATACGAAGCAGATGCAAAGAAAGCGGAAGAGGAAAAGCTGAAATCTCAAGGTGAGTACCAAAAACTTGCTGAACAGAAAGATCAAGAAGCCAAAGTACTGCGCGAACAGCTTAGCGTTACTAAAATTGACAACCAAATCGCAAACCTTGCTCAACAGCTCGGCGCTATTGATCTTGACTCAGTTGTGAAACTGTTGGACAGATCAAGCATCAAGGTTAATGAGGATGGAAGCGTTGAGGGAGTCAAAGAAGCAATCGAGAAGTTGCAAGCGGAAAAAGTATTCTTATTTACAAAAAAGGTAACAGCTATCGGTGGCGGTACAAACCCCGTGTCGCATGAAGGATATGAGTTCACAATGTCTCAAATCCAAAATCCTGCATTCTATCAAGCCAACTCCAAGGCTATACAGGTTGCAGCAGCACAGGGACGAATCAAAAACGATAGACAATAATATATATGGCAGCTCCTACATTCACACCAACCACTGACGCACAGGCCATCCCTACAATCATCGCTCAAGAGACAATCAAGCAGCTTCCAGCTTATATGGGAGTGACAAAATTTGTTTCAAAAGATGTTGACTGGACAGGACAGGACTTTGCACAGTATGGACAAATATTATCAATAGTTAATCCCGGCGCTTTGACCGTAAAAACCAAAACACCCGGATCCGCTTATGTTTCTCAAGCACCAACAGCAACAAACTTGACTGTAAGCTTGAACAGACAAAAATATATCGACTTAACCGATGACGATTTCGCAAAAATGCTTCGTAAGCCAGACTTACAGCAAGCATATGCACAGAAAATGGCTATCGAACTGGCACAAGAGATTGACTCCTACATCTTCTCTTTGCATGTTGCTCTAACCAACGTCGTGACATTCTTAGGAACATCCGATGCAACAATCGATGCATCAATGCTTGCTTTGCGCTCACGATTTGCAAAGAACAAAGTACCAAAGCAAGAACAGAAAGTATTGTTTGCTGACACGTCAGTAATCGACAAACTCTTGAGTTCAGCCAAATACAACAGCCGAGACTATATCGGCGACGCTAACTCAGTTGAGATGGGTGCTATTCGCTCAATCTATGGCTTCGACATCGTCGAAACTCAATTGATCGACTACACAGGTTCACCAGGCGCTTACCACAACTTGGCAATTGGTAAACTGGGCTATGTAGTGGTCAACAGACCATTGCCAGTTACCTCACCGGGACGTGGCGTTGTGCAGACAAATCTGCAAGATCCGTTTACAGGTCTTACATTCCGACTAACCGAAGCTTATGACAATGACTACGGTGGTGAAAGAATGAGACTAGAAGTAGTATATGGTGCTGCAATTGCAGACACTAACTACGTTGTTGAGGTCGAAAGCTTTTAATAAGCTTATACCTAATTGATATAGTGAGGGTGGTAATTGACTGCTACCCTCACTATCAATAGATTTAAGCCAATGGAGTACATTGTCAATCCATCGGGTCGTATAGTATCGGTACAAGATGATCACATTGATGAATGGCTCACACGCCCCGACTTCCGCAAAGCGACCCAAGAAGAAATCTCAAAACTAAACAAAGAGCGCGCACGCACAATTCATGAAATAAACAATTCTCAACAATCCAACCTAGTCTACATGGCAACCGTGAGTGGTGGCAATGACGGGTATGGTATGTCATCTCGGCACATCATGAATGCCTTAAAAGACCTAAAGGTTGATATATCAACCGTAAACCAAGACCAAAAAATAGGATTCCTATACCATAATCCATATTCGATCATGCGAATGAACAACCCAATCAAAGTCATATACACAATGTTTGAGTCCGATAAGATACCCGCAGACTGGAAGGAATACCTAGACTGCGCTGATCGGGTGATTGTACCGTCGAAGTGGTGTGCTAATGTATTTGCCTCCTCAGGTGTGAAGGCAGATGTCGTGCCTCTTGGCTACAATGATGAAGTATTTACTTATCGAGAGCGTGAAGACAAAAGAGAAACACGCAAGGATTTCATTTTCCTACACTACAACGCATACAACATCCGCAAGGGCTTCCCTGAGGTGCTGAGGGCTTTCTGCAAGGCATTTGAGAAGGACGAACCAGTCAAGATGATTTTCAAGACTACTGTAAAAATGTTACCGTTTCCACTACCCAAATCAGAATATCCAAACATAGAAGTTATGCAGGGCGAATATCCAGAAGATAAACTCGCCGCATTGTGTTCTATGGCTGATTGTTTCGTATATCCATCGCGCGGGGAAGGCTTTGGGATAACCCCGCTTGAGGCGATGGCAACGGGCGCTTCGGCTATAGTACCGAATGCTCACGGTATCAGTGAGTATTTTGATGATCGGTATATGTACGAAGTAAAAGTAAAAGAAACTTGTCCAGCCCTCTACTCGAAGTACAAGGGTCAAGATGTGGGCAAGATGGTTGTGTGTGATGTTGACCACCTCGCCGCGCAAATGCGGTGGGTATACGAACACCAGCAAGAAGCCCACCAGAAGGGGCAAGAAGCGTCAGAATACGTTAAAAAATACACATACAAAAACACGGCACAAAAATTAAAAACTATTATCGAGGAGCTAGATCAGTTGCCAATTCCAGACCACAAGGTACGCAACATATTGCCCCTCAAGGAGGTATAAAATGGCTGCCCCATCTGTCGAGCCGAGTATTGAATCGTTGATACTTAAATACAAGAAACCAGAGTGCACACTGTATAGACCAACACCATACCGGTATACCTGCCCCGAATGTGGACGGTATGCGTTTAGGAGCAAAACCAAACGAATATTTGAAGAGGTGAAGTGTTCAAATTGTTGTTTTATTATTACCGATTGCGACATGGAAAGGTACAGATACTTTGAACCTAAAATACACAGCACCAGCGCGTGATTACTCTGGATACGGTGAGGCATCAAGGCATGACATCGCGGCACTCAACGCTGCGGGTGTTGAGCTTTGCACAGAGATACCGTCTTTTTGCTACGAGATAGCCGACTTCGGCAAACTCGGACAACTAGCGTCGTCGTTTGAGGCAAACCCTATCGACTACAAAATAAAGATTCTACACATAACACCCAACCTATTCCCGCGCTACATGGAAGACGGCAAGTACCATATCGGGCGTGTGTTTTGGGAAACAGACAAGCTACCAGAGGATTTCTCGACGCGAGTCGAGTTGATGGATGAGGTCTGGACAGGGTCAGAATTCAATAAGCAAGCAATACTAAATAGCGGGGTGACAAAACCTGTCTATGTGATACCCCAAGCCATTGATGTGGAGATTGGCGACGTTCAACCGTTCATTACTGTCGCAGATGACCATTACAAATTCTATTCAATATTTGAGTGGACAGAGCGCAAAAACCCTACAACACTACTCAAGGCGTTCTATACAGCATTCGAGGAGATCAGTGGTGTATGTTTGATGCTCAAAACATATGTTGATGGATTCACACCAGATAAGAAAAAAGAAATCAAAAACAACATTGAAAACATAAAATCAGTCTTAAACCTAAAGCGCTATGCTCCTGTATATATCTACGATGAGTTGCTCAACCGTAATGATATATACAGATTCCATAAGAGCGGTAACTGCTTTGTATCGGCTCACAGAGGCGAGGGGTGGGGTATCCCGCAGATGGAAGCAATGGTCATAGGTAATCCCGTGATCAGTACGGGTTGTGGTGGTATACATGAGCATGTGGACTACTGCACCAAGCTCCGCTACAAGATGATCCCCGTAAAGGCAAACACCCGCAACCAACAATGGTACACCGCCGATCAGAACTGGGCGGATGTCTCCATGGAAGAGTTGGGCAGTGAAATGCGAAATGTCTACTACTCCAAATTTGAGAAGGTAGCCAAAAAACAACAAAAACAAGCGATTGAAAAGTTTAATTTTAAGACCGTGGGGGAGATCATGCGGAATAGATTGGAGAATATAACTTTATGATTTTATACATTAGTTGCCACTCTATACTTGAATATGACGAGCTGAAACTATTCTCGGAGTTGGGATATGACGCGTTCTCACTGGGTGGTGCGTACACCGACCCCAAAGGACATATCACGCTACCAAGGCCCGGCATTCCTAGCCTCGCATTTCACGAAGATTTGATGATTGAAAGTCGTGATTTTGCCCGCACAGCCATGCCGCTATCATTCCTCAAGAAATTTGATCAAGTGGTTATTATGCATTCACCTGAACTCATTACCGCCAACTGGCCGACATTCAAGCAATATATTGCAGAGGGTGGGCGCATCATTTGGCGCTCGATTGGTCAATCAACCGAGGGGGTTGAATCAAGACTCAAACAACCACGGCTGGAGGGACTAGAGATTGTGCGCTACTCTCCAAAAGAGGCAAATATTCCCGGCTTTATCGGGGCCGATGCAATGATTAGGTTCTACAAGGATGAGGATGAGTTCAAGGGTTGGAGTGGTCACGAAGAGCGTGTAATCAACTTTACGCAAAGTCTAAAGGGTCGTCGGATGTTTTGCCACCATGACGAGATCATGGCAGTTATAGCGCACTACGGAGGCCGTGTGTACGGTACTGGCAATGAGGATCTGGGCGAATACAATGGTGGCGAGGTGACAGCAGACAAACAAAAAGAAATCTTACGCAGTGCGCGGGTTGCAGTTTATGGAGGTACATGGCCGGCTTGCTACACCCTATCGGTGATGGAATATATGATGACAGGAATTCCAGTTGTTGCGATCAACAAACAAATGGCAATGGCCCCTGTTTCAGAACCGCTAGATTTCTACGAGGTCGAAGCCATATTAAAAGAGTGCAATGGGTTGGTTGCTGGCACGCAACAAGAGATGATTGACTACACAAATCAATTACTTAGCGACCGAAAGTTATCAAAACAGATTGGTGATGATCAGCGCAAGGTAGCAATACAATTATTCAGCAAGGAAAGGATATCAAAAGAATGGCAAAAATATCTCCAATAACTCAGCGGATTATTGACCTTGATCCAACCCTAGAGCTTCACAACGAAGGGGAATGGAGTGGTACTCAGTCTCTTTTTTCTGCGTTTAATGATGCGGGTGTGGAGTGTGAAGTGGGGGAATTTCTGTATTCAATCACACGACTACTGAAACCCGCGAACGTACTCGAAACAGGAACACATCACGGGGTCGGTGCGATGTATATTGGTCATGCACTCAAAGATAATGACAAAGGGGTAGTTGATACCCACGAGTTCAACCCGGTGAATTTAGACACGGCTAGGAGGCACATACAGGCACAGGGACTAACTGAATCAGTCGCGGTATGGAATACAGATGTTACAAAGTTAGTACCAAATACGACCTATCAACTTATTTTCCTAGATACCGAGCCACAGTTGAGATTTGACGAGTTAGAACGGTTCTACTA